TTTCACCAAACAAACCTCTAGTAGCTTGCATAGCTTGTAACTGGTCTGGACTAAAGCCAGCAACCATATCACCAGTGTACGGAGTAAATGGAGTGTCAGCCGCAGCTAAACCTCTTCTGGACATATCTTCATATATATTTTTTAAATAATCAGGTACGTTTGCTGTTTGTGTTGATGATGATTTTCCTTTACTCATAATTCTTTTCTAATTAAATATTCTTGTTCAAACCCTAGATGTTTTATTTTACGAATCCAACCTTTTCTGCCACCACCATACAATCTTTTGATTCCAGCGTTTTTAGCAAAAATTTCTATAGATTCTAATATTTCCTCTATTTCTTTATAATTACCACCACAAAACAATAAGTTCATGGCTTTATTTTGTGGAAAAATAATGATTTCAGTTACAAAAGCTGATTCTTTACCTGGCCACAAATGGAATAATCCATGTCTTATTTTATCTTCTATATCGTCAATTGTATAGGAATCTTGATGTTTAACTGCTTTCTCTATAAATGGCTTGCATCTTTCCCATTCATATTCCCATTCTGCTTTGCTAATCACCTTTTGCATATTCAGTTAAACTAGCTACTACCATGATTTTATTAGCTTCAGCAGCAGTAACTTTTAATATTTCTCCAGCCTGTAAAACTAAATCTCTACTCAATAATTCTTGAGTAGTATCAGCTTGAATAACAAAACCATCATACAAATGAAAAACATTACTGCTTGAATCAGTTAAACCAACATTTATATTGGTTTGTCCAGAATGATTGTTATTAACTAAAATAGATTCAATAACAGCAAAATCAAAATCTGTACCTGCTGGTGCAGTATATAAAGTTGTTGCATTAGTTGTTGTTAAACTAATTTTAGCGTTAGTAACTCTTTGTATATATTGCGTTTTACTAGCAGGATCTATCATCTTCGACCTCTAGCTTTAACGTCTAATCTAATATTACCAACTTGGAAATCTTGAGTTAATGAACCTTCAACTTTCATTTGTACTTGTCGTGCTGAAAATCTAGCATCTATATAACCATCACTTTCAAAAGTAAAACTACCAAAATCTGTAGTTGCTCCTAATGGGGTAAATTTACCGCTAAAGTTTAAAGTTACACCAGGTAAAGTAGTTGTTTCTTCATCAGGTAAAATTTGATTTACTTGAGCTACACGATCACCATTGCTTATTTCTAATGGGCCTGTTATGCAAAAAGGTTTTCTAGAACCTATGCCTGGTGAATTAAATAATGCTCTTTTGTCGTGTTCGTAAACATAACCATCAACATCACACGCAATTGGATTATTAAATACCCCTTGGTCTATCCAAGAACTTCTATTTAATGAGCCAATTGACCATGAATTGTCTAAGTAATTCCAAATAATATATTTATTAGGTGAGAACTGATCTACGTCACCAACAGGAAAAAACCACCAAATTTCATTGTAATCTATGTTATGTGCGCCAAAGGTACTTTGCTGAGTGTTTTGTTGTAAATTGTCAAAAATATAATCATGCACATCAGATTTTAATTCTTTAACAATGCCATTATATGTAAAGAAAGAATTTTCACTAATCCATGATAAAAAGTCACCAGATGAAACAATTGACCTAGAACTAATTGCTTTGCAATTTGTTCCAGCATCTTGAATACCATATACAAATGGATTACCAACATAAACTAATTTATTAATTCCAACATCAGTAAATATAATAATATCGCCTTTATATTTAACAGCGTAATTAGCTTTACCACCTGTCGGTATTTGTAAATCACCAGCAGAGTTAATTGCTGAAGCTGTCCAATTGGTATTGTTTTCTCGTTCTGACCAAGCTATTTTTCTTGGATCACCGCCAGCACCAATAGCAATTAAATGTCTTTCATTACTAACAATAACTGCTTGACAGCCAGTTGGTGCATTAGTAATTGCAGTAGCTATAGTATCTGGACTACCAGATCCAGCATCAGGTCGCCATTGATAAATCTTGCCATCACCAGCAAAACAAAATACTAAGTGTTCACCCCAGTTATCAAAAGAAAAAGATTTGGTATCAAAGTTTAATGCAGAGGTGCTTCTTTCATCACCATAATCTTCAACACCATAGTGATAAGCACCATAACCTGTAGAAGTTATAACATCGTCACCTGAAAATCCAGCTGGTGTTATGTCATACCAAACATCATTATAAAAAACATTAACACCACTTCTTGTCCCAATTGCTAAAATTTCTTCACCATTATTAGCTTTATAAGAATACATACCAATTGGTGTTGCTGGTTGAATAACCCTAGATGATGATGAGGTTGCAGCTGATGTTCCAGAGCCAGTAGTAGCGACAGTAAATGTCGTAGTCGATGGCACACTAGCAATCGTAAATGTTGCATTTATTTCAGTAGCAGTAATGCCACCTGTTGCAGCAAAACCTTCTAACACAATAGTATTACCAACAGCTAAACCATGTGCAACTGTAGTAGTAATTGTAATGTTTGCGCTTGATGATGCAGTAGTTACTGTACCAACAAAAAAAGTACCGATAGGTTTTTCACGAAAGTATGTCCAACCACCTAAAGGTTTTAAATAACCATTTTCAAAACGAACTAAATCGCCATCTACCCAACGACCTTTGTTTGCGTAATCTGTGCCATTTTTTATGATTCCTGCTGGCGGTGTTATTGGTAGTAAAGCCATAGCTTATCTCTAAAATTAAGCCGTTCTTTTCCACATATAAACGACTATGTAAGGTTGTAAAATATTGTGCGCTCCGCCACCACCTGTGTTAGCTGAACTTGAAGTAGTGCTAACTGTTATACCAGTAGTTGCAGTATTTGTACTAGGAGTTGCTCTTTGTGTATTACCATCTTCAGGAGCATAGTCAGGCATAGGAGTGCCTGTACCATTTCCTATTGCAAAAGTATGACTATGACCAGAATCAGTAACACTACTGGTACTGGTAATTACGTGATTGTGAGCAGGCATTTCAGCAATGCTTAAAGTGTGAGTTTTTGCACCACCTGTTTCTTCAACAGTATCAAAGCTTGAATCAGAGCTATCTAAACCAACCATTACTTTACCAGCGCCAAAAGCCGCCCAAGTACCAAAACCTAGTAATGTTGCAGGGTTTGTACTAACCGCAGCGTTGGTATAAATAGATCCTACTGGATATATTTTTTCAAATATATTTGTACCATTTAATTGAAATTGTCCACCAGTCGTATTGATGTTGCCTGATGCAGTAACAGTAGTAAAAGTTCCAGCGGCAGCTGTCGAAGCACCAATTACAGTACCATCTATATTTCCACCTTCACAATCTAATGTGCCACCAACTGTTAAAGTTTTACCAGAGCCAACATTAAGGCCTACGCTTGTACCTGTGCCATTACTAACAAAAATACCATCAACGGTATCTAAGTCAGCGTTTATTTTTCCACCCCAGGTTGATGTACTTGCGCCAACTTCAGGTTTAGTTAAATTTAGATTAGTAGTAAATGTATCTGCCATAATAGTAAATTATATATTATTCTTTTGTCCAATTAAGAATATTTTGTTTTATTTCATTGTATTTTACTGGATTTGTATATTTAAGCGTCATGCCTAAACATAAAATCACAAAACCTAAAATCAAAAGATAATCCATTATTCACCTATTGTTTTAGTTTCAGAAGTAGGGTTTTTTTGATCTTCTATCTGAGTATCTAAGTTAGCTGCTAATTCAGCTACTGCTTCTTCACCCATAGCATCTATAACCCATGCTTGTACTTCTTCAGTAGTTACTTTATCAAAGTCAATAAAGCTACCAAGCTCGTCAGTATTTAAAGTTTGTGTACCATAACTAGAAGCTGAATAATCTTCACCTTCAGTTTTAGACACACGCCAGTGTACGTTGTAGATCACATTGCTATGATCTTCTTTTGTAGGGTACACATCTACAGTTTTTACATCCCATTCCATTTTATTTACCTCTTTTTATTTTAAAATTAACCACAATATAAAACACATGAAACAAGTTTTACACTTGAAGTTGAATTTCCTATTGTAACTTTACCTATTGTTTTACTTCTAATAATGTCATCGTCTTGTACTTTAGCTGTGCCATCACCATTAGATTCTAATAAATCTCCACCAACACAACTGCCAGTCACTAATATAGAACCAATACCCACCGAAGCTACAATTGGTTTATTATCAATTTCTTTATCAAAGTTAGTTAAAACACCATAAACTCTAGTATCACCTACTGCATCACTTACTTTAATTTTTGCGTGGTCTGCTCTAGTTTGTCCTTCTTTACTGCCTGATAAATAAGTATCTAATTCATCTATGGTGCTACATACAGTACCAATAGGTGTATCAGATGCTATGCCCGATGTTTCGTGATTGCCAGAAAAACCATTATAAGAAACTGTTGAGCCACTTACAGAAATAGTACCTTCTTGTGTTCCAGCTTGATGTATTGCAATAATTACACCATCTTCATTTGTCCTATTAAATCTTCCAGCAACTGCACCAGAAGCAGAAAACTGACCTACACCAACAACAGTTGCACCATTGTTATCACCGATAGATACACCACTTTGATTGTTAAAAACTGGACTAGCACCAGTTGTACCAAAAGTAGTTATCCCAGCATCGTTAATTCGCA